CATTTCTATTTCTTTTAGTGACATCTGATGCATTATATAATTTTTTAAAGTTATCACCTCCTTTGTCTAAAGCGTTTGATGTTGAACCCATCATACATTTACCAACTATCCTACTACCTAATCTTAAACATGTCTTTGTAACTCTCCAGTTGTTCAATATATTATCAGGTCTTTCCCATTTACCACTTTCATCATGTACTAATAATGCTAGTTTCTCCCCGTCATAACTATTGTCTCCCGTGTTCTTCCAATCAATCGTTGTATCTAATCCTTGTATATCTTCTAATTGCTCGTTCGCTGTAATTTTTTTTCTTGTAAATTTACTAGCTGGTACTCTATACGCTAATTCTGATTTTGGTCTATCCATACCATCTTGAATCGGTTTAAAGAAAAAAGGATAATTAATACTAATAGGAACTACTTTATCGGTAAACATTTTTTTAGCATCTGCACCTGTTTTAGATAGTATACCATATCTACTATCACTTGCAAGAGTGGCTAAATTAACTGTTTCTGCAGATGACATGAACGAAAACCCTGATCTTCTGTTCTTTAGATAACACATACCATAGCATCTTTTATCTGCTTTGCAGGCTTCCCAAAATATAAAAAACAATCTATTTGCTTCTCTAAAATCTGGAGCACCTACATCAATTTTACTCCATTGTAAATACATATAATGTGTTCCTACTATATATGTTGGTTTACCATTATTATAAAACCAAAACCCTTCATCTCTTCTTTTAAACTCTTCGTCTATATAGTCATACCACTGCTCTTTATTTTCATCTGGATAACTTCTCCAATCAAATATGTTTTTAATTCTACTTAGTTCTTTAGGATACTCTTGTTTTACCCATTTGTTTTTGGGGTGCACGTGCACTCCTTTTGGTTCCAACGGCAAGCCAATTCGCAAACCTTGGATTTCATAGATTTCTCCAATTTTTCCAGTTTTAGAGATAATGACAATATCATGTTCTTTATTATATCCATATTTCCATTTTTTAGATTTATTAAGACGACTAATAGTTGTCTTTTTAATAGGTTCAATTATTTTATATAAAGTCTGCTCGTACATTACTTAGATCTTCCTTCGGCGAATCCCTTAAATACTCTTTCTTTCTTTTCTTCAGGCGCTTTACCTTCCAAAAGGTTTTCTTCTTCTTGAATTCTGTTAAGTATTTCGAATGCGTCAAATATAGCTAGTTTTTTAGTAGCCGCAGCATTCTTAAGTCTATCTGCTGATATGTCATCATCTGAATCTACAATAGGTTCTTTAGCAACTTTAATCAGCTCTTCAACTGCTCTTTGCCCAGCTTGGATTATATTCTTCTTCGTCTCCTTGATATTCATATTTGATTGTAATAAAATTAGATAAAACTCGATATAGTCTTTCGCCATTAACGACGAATTCATACTCACTACTTGGTCTAAAACCAACTAGATCGTTAACCTCTACCGTACCATCTGAATATTTAACAATACCTTGTAGTGGTTTTTCAGATTCAATATTAAATTGATCTATTGCTTTTAAAGGTTTTATAAAACAATAACCTTTTGGAGCTATCCACTCTTTATTTCTTTTATATAAAAAAATTTGATCGTGGTTTATAAAATAAGTAGATTCATTAAAATAACTTCTACTATTTTTTTCTCTACCCTTAACATCTGTCCATCTTCTAAAAACATTGTGATGTAATAAAACGGTATCACCTGGCTTAATATTTGTATCACCAATTAATGGGATAGATATAACAACCGCCTCTCTATTTGTAAATTCGTGTCTATATATATCAGTATTTAATATTAACTCTGAATCTCCAACTTTTTTCTTATTATTATATCTTTCTCCTTTAGGTGTTACAACAAAGTTGTAAACACTCTTCATTAGTATTCAAGATTATACTCTACGGATACAGCCATATTTTTATTGAAGTCTTTCCAAGGTAATACATCTTTGTCTTTTCTAATATATACAGAATATTTATCATCTTCTTCTATAATATCACAAATAGTATGACCTCCATAAACTTCTTGTCCTACAGCGTAATGCATGGCGTCATTTTTGTAGTCTTTACCTACACTAATCTTTCTTATCAGCTTCGCCATTTTCTTTCGCGTAATTTATAGTACCATCTTGTATGTTAATATCAAATGTACCGTAGTCTTTTTCAAATTCAGCTTGTAGTAAGGTTAACTCGTCTCTCAATCCAGCTATACTATGCATCATTTCATGTTTTTTAAGCTCCATAGTGCCTAACTCAAATTGAGTTTTGTTAATACCGTTTACCGCGCTTTGAACTTTTTTCAACTGTTCGTCAGTTATTTTCTCAGGTTTAATACCTTTAAGTTCTTTAATTTTTTTACTTGTGTTTTTTGCCATTTTATTTAATTTAAGTTAATTTTGTTTAATTGTTAGTGTTTACACACTATGTTTAGCCGTTAAATGGGCGTGAAGATCTGTTAATTCTGAGCCTGAAATTGCTTTTTCATAAAAAATAAATTCATATATACTTCCGTTGAAAAACCTATCACCATTTCTAGTTCCTAAAGATATAAATTCAGCATCACCTGGATTTGCAGCTTGCGAACTTTGAGCTAATATACTTCCGTTTTTATATACTAAAAGGTTTCCGGTGCCCCCTGCCTCTCTGACTAAAGTAAGTAAAAACTTTTCACCAGAAGCAAACTGATCATCACCGTCTGGATTTATAACTGTAGTGGAACTAGCAAGTCTAATTCTTATTTTGTCCGCTTGATCAGCGCCACTAGGATTAGTAAACTCAAGGAAGTGATCAGTAGCATTAATACCAAGTAAACACATATTAGTGTTAACAGTAGTTAGATTTACTACTGCAAATATAGTAAAACCTTCTTCTGATGATATTTCTATTTGACTTGCAAAATCATAATGATCACCTTGTCCAGAGTTAAAAGTTAATCCACCTTCTGAAACAGTGGCTTGATCACCAGCAGTTCCTTGGGTAGCGTGATTACTATTACCAGAGGAATCATCCCATTGCCCAGCAGTAACTCCAGTTGCGTTTTTCAAATAAATACTTAGATTACTTACGTCTGTAGGTAATAATTCCGAAACGCTACCTCCAGTAGCTATGCTGTTTCCTAAGCCTAACATTATATTGCAGCAGCTCTAGTTCTTGCGTGGTAATCTGGTCTTGGTGCTACATAACAAATAACAGCGCCACTGTTTAATTCTACAAAGTCATACATACCATATATAGTAACACCTTTAGGAAATGTGTGTGATGTAGTAACAACTTTACCATCATCATCACCAGCATCTGTAACAGCACCCCAATCAGTATCTAATGTTTGCGTGTCTTCTGTAGAAACAAAGTGAGTTTTACCCATACCTAATTGAACACCAGCATCAAGAATACCTAATGTTTGAAACGTGGTGTCTTCAGTCATAGTTATAGCGCATATATAGTATTTAGCTGTAGAACCATCTAAATCTAATTTACCACCATCACCAGTTAAATAAGTAGATCCAAATTGACCAAAGCCATATGCTACTTCTGTTGAATTTTGTCCCATAATTTTATTTTTTTACTTTTTCTAATGATCGTCCGCCAAAATAAGCACCGATCACGGTTATTAATACTAATTGTAGTAAATCAACCCAAGTTGATTTCACTTCAAAACTTAATGCACCAGCATCTATAAATATCAATAGCATGGTGCATACTATTAAAAATATTAATACCATTGGCCTAACATTCTTGCTAAGCCAAGAGTCTGATTTTAAATCTGCTTCCCAACGAGCTGTAATGTTCTTTTCCATTTCAACTTCGTAGTTAGCAATTAATTCTTTTATTTTTTGCTCTGCTGCTAATTTTTCTTCTTCAGATGTATGTAAGCTATCTATAACTCCACCTACACCTTTTACTAGTTCAGCTGCTCCTCCTGAAAATAATTTATCTATCATCGTCGTGTTTTTCTAGATCGCTATATTTTTTGTAATTTTTTCTACGTGATTTTTGTTCTTCAATAGTTCCTTCTGTTTTATCAGCGTGCTTATTGTGCAAAGCCTCTTCCAATGTAGTGTTCTTCACGTGATCCACTTCTTTTTTCGTTGCTATAGGTCCAACTGCATTTCTTTCAAGAAAATGTTTTTTTTGTTTATTTTTTAGTGCTGACACCATCTTTAATAAAGAAGGTTTTCCCATTTTATATGCCATATTGTTTATTTTTTAATTTTTTCAAATGCGCTAATACCAAAACATCCTAATGTCACAAAAACAAATGAATTGTATATAGTATCATTAATTAATAAATATGCGTCATCTCCAGAGTATATAAAACTTGTAGTAAGATCTGCGACAGCAAATAATACCATAATAGCAAAGGATATAAAACCAACTATATTCTTTTCATTAATATCATTTTTATCTTGAAATAATTTCCACATATTAGTATTCGTTTCCGTTATTTGCGTCTAGTTCCCAAGGAAAGCCAGTATCTCCAGCTTCCTTCCACTCTCCGTTAATTTCAATCATATCTTTACCGTCTATAGTTTCTCTACGGAAAGTTTCACCATTGTACATAACATGGTCGTCAGCGTAAGCCAACTTACCAATCTTTATATCGGTAGCATGCCTCATTTCGTGGTTTATTACCTTGCGATCTTCTTCACTACCAGGAATTATATTTTCATTAACAAAAATAGTTCCATCCATATTAGCTTCACCCATTACACCTTCTTCTAGCGGCACTCTAATAACAGGTGTACCAGGTACTGAGCCCTCTCCGCCGGCTTGTTGACCAAAACGCATTTTAGTTTTGATTTCGCCAGCTCTAGCCTCAAATCCTCTATTTTTTCCTAGTTTAAATCCCATTTTATCTTCTAAGCTCCACCGCCTCCGCCACCAGATCCTCCAGCTCCACCGCCAGAACCACCAGTTCCACTTCCATTTCCAGTTCCATCACCACCATCTCCAGTTCCATCAGTTCCGCCATCTACAGGTGGAACCCAGCCATCCCATCCACCACCATTATCACCTCCAGTGTCGTCGTCATCACTTTTTTTAGTTTTACTCTTCACTTTTCTCTGGTTATCTCTTTTTCTTTTTTCTTCTTGCTCGATGTTTGCTTCGATAGTAGCGATATTTTGCTTGTGTTGCAGATCTTTTATTTCCTGTTTTTCATCAAATCTTTTTATACCTCTTTCTATAGCGGGACTAATAATTGCTAAATCTAATGGAGATTCTTTTTCAATTTTTCCAACAGAAGATTTAACGAGTCCTTTAAAAGGAAAAGCACCGTGATTTCCTTGGTATTTCATTTTATAAGTACTAGATTTCTTTCTAGTTCCATCTTTATTCCATGGCATAGTTATCTATCTTTATCTTTTATCATATCGTCTATAGCTTTATTGTAAACTTTATCTGTATATGATTTATTTTTATAAAATACACTTCGTTCTGAAGTGGGTAAGTCCTCCTCACCTAATAGGATTCTATATATCCTACTTATCATTTGAGAACATTTCCACGAAGTTTTAAATACAGAGTACATTATAGTAGTTCTATTCCTGTGTCTCCATACGTCGATCCAACCTTCGTTTCTTAATCTGTCCCATCTTTGTTTATCCCACGAGTATGTATAAACTCCGTTGATAAAATCGTTTCGTGTAAATCTTCCTTTACAATCTAAATAAATTAATAATTCTAAA